TCTATAACATAGGTTTTAATTGCACAAGGATTTTGTAAAAAAATTACAAAAAATATTTAATAGACATAAGAAAACCCTAGTAAACACTAAGTATTCAAAGGAAATTAAATAATGATTATTTTATACCGGCGTTAAGTTTAAACTTAATCCAGTCTTGATGTGTCTTGTTATTAATCTTAAAGTATTTATTACACGATTTATCAGAACAACGCATCCAATGGTGGATAGTTCCTGCCGCTGTTGTAACTTGCTTATTGTGATATACGTGTATATTTCCACAGTTAGGGCAGTTGTACTTCTCTAAACCTTTATTAACTGAATGGTTAAACTTAGGCTTAATATACGGCTCTAGTTTTTTATACAAGGCTTTAAGGCTTGTTATATCTCCATCACCATAGTAGAGTAAATGATCTAACGCCTTTTTGCACTTCTTAAATTGTATGTCATCCCATGTAGATATACCACCTGCATCTAACTTCAAAGGCAGTCCAAAATATTTACACGCTTCTTTAAGGCTGTATGAATCCATATACGCTATCTTCTTTAATTCTAGCATGGTATCTATCTGTACGGGTTTAACGGGTAAATCTAAGCCATGATATAAAGCCCTGTTATAGACTTTCTTCATGTCAAATCTATTGCCGTTGTGTGCTACTACTTCATTCGCAGCTTTGAACTGTTTGGCTATTTCCTTTAGTACCCGCTTGTCACATTGCTTATTTAACCCCCAATCAATATTGTGTACTTTATCTTCACCCTCCCATGACCAATGGAAAGATATAATTTTCTGTGATTCTATTATCTGTGATGCGTGTACGTATTGTTTGCCTGACCCCCATAACTTAGCGATTGCTTGAGACATTTCCAAGTCGTAATAAAGTCTTTTTATGGGTGTGCTTTTCATGGATTTATATTGCTTAGCGCAGCTTTATACGCTATATACGCTTCATTACTTGTGTTGAAATAACCTAAACACATAGACTTGCCTTTAAGTTTTATTTCCGCCCTCCACTTATCTCTACTTAAAATATAATATATACCAGTATATTTTTTATTAAACTTATCCCTAAAACCTTTAGATATATTCTCTCTGTGAGTTGTTAATCTTAGGTTAGATAATTTATTGTTTAATTTATCACCATCTATATGGTCTACAACCACGTCAGTGCCGTTTGGCGTATGACCTAAAAACATCATAGCGACCAATTGGTGCGTATAATATTTCTTCTGTTTACCGTTCTTAAAAAGGGATGGATGAGAATAACCCTGAGAGTTTGGCTTTAGAGATAACAACCTGCCTTTGCGTAGTCTACCCATAGAGTCTGTTGTGTCTAAACTACGCACTCTACCCATGTTAGATACTTGATACAGACCCTCATAGCCTAAAATATCTTTCCATTGTTCCTTTTCCATAACATCGCTAATATAATTAAAATAGCTAAGAATATGAAGATTTCTTTAATATTTCTTACTACCCACCCCTTATCGTGTTTAACTATTATTTTTTGATAGGGGACTTTAATCTCTCTTATTATAGTATCTCCGAGACATTCTCCTTCAATAAAGATACTATCTCTGTAATGGTAAGTATTAATACGCAGTCTATCATTAACCACAGTAATAGTGTCTCTAAGAAGTCGTAAGAAAGTAGTGTCTTTAAAGACTGTATCTGCTTTAATTGTTTCAGTATGTATAGTATCGTGAACACTTAACGTATCTACCTTAATAAGTTCGGGGTGCTTCTTAACTAATCTATTAAGCCTTTTTTGAGGGCTACATGATGCTAAGATTAATATTATACACCAAATGGCTGTTCGTATATACATGGAATATTATGTTTATCTGCGTACTCTCTTACATCAAAACATGGGCATGGCTTTTTATTAAACTGATTGTGGCCAGCTAAAAGTATCTTAGGATACGTTTTAACGGCTTCTAAATATATTTTGATAACTGACACCCATTGATCAACTGTTAACGTGTCTTGTGGATTCCCTTGCTCGTCTTGTCCACCCTCTAAACATATACCTATTGAATCGTGGTTATGTCCTAAAGTGTGTGCGCCTGTGTGTTTTAAATCTCTACCCTCTTGAATTGTGCCGTCAAACTTAATAAAATAGTTATAACCTATTCCTTTCCAACCCCTAGCCTTATGCCATCTATCCACATCTTCGGCATCAATATCCATTGACCGTCTAGTATCGGCGCAATGAATTATAAGATACTTTATGTCTCTATTTACTTTCGGGATATTCATCTTTTAAGCCCTACGTGTTTATCTTTTATAAAAAGTAATCCAGTTCCTATACCTGCGATTATTGCTGTTTCACTTGCTGATACATCGGTTTTAAACACCCAAGTTAATACTGCTATAAGTATTATTATTAATCCTATTATAGTGGTAATTAAACCACTCTTAAAAAGTCTATCAATCATACTCTGTCTTTTAATATTTCAATATTCGTGTTTAACTTACTCATTGCGTCTGTGTTCTTTTCCACTACCGAGCTAAACTTCTCAACGTGTCTGTTATTATCTTCACGCCACTTATCCCTCTCCTCGTTGTGCATCTTTGTTAACTTGAATAAGTATATTAGAACCACTACAAGAATTGCGCCTACTGCGCCTAACTCTATTAATGTTTGTACTGCTGCATCCATTTCTTTATTATGTCTTTCATTATTATGGTGTTTGAGTTGATATGTCTTGGTCTAATAAATACACATAGTCTAATAAGCCAGTATCACCACCCGTTCTCGTGTTGCTCTCCCCGCCTGCTCCAAATATCAGCATAGGATCAGAGGCGGGGAGTGTGTACGGGCTTATATCTATATCTTCTTCTAACACAGACCATGCTCCCCCGTTCCACTCATAAAAACTAACTAAGTCATTCGTTTTATCGTAAATTATTTTTACAACTACATCTAAATCCTGCGGATGCAGCTCACTAAACACATTGACGTTATTAATTTTAATTCTTATAAAGTTTTGATTAGTAGCTCCTTCGTTGCCAAAGTATATCCTATTAGTGTTGTTCCATACAAATCCATGTTCAAACTGTGCGTTAGCGGGATTAGGGTTTGTCCACTCGTGTCTGGCAATCAGAACTAAATAATTTTGACTAAAACTCTGCGTAGTTTTTATGTTGTTATTAATTACTTTCTGTACAGTTCCTGCGGTGTGTGCGCAGTTCCATCTTGCCTTTGTACCTGTCATATCAAAAGTAACTCCGTTACTACTACCCGTGTTTGTTAACGTCCAATCAGAACCTAATGTGCCTCTGTTGAAATCGTCGCTAAAAACAGGTATCACAGGTGTAATACCCAACTTCCTCCCTACGTTGTATCCAAATCCGTAACCGTACATTATCTAAGTATCAAAGTTACTTCACCACTTGTTAATGTTACCGCACTAAAGTAATCGTCGCCTATTGATGTGATAACAGTACCTGCGCTTACTGCCGTTGCAGGTGTGCTAATGTAATTAGCCTTTACATCGCTACCACTTTCATCTTTAAGGCTTGAAATAACTGCATCTGAACTAACATAAAGACTAGTAAATTTCTTTGATGCTTCGCTTGTGTCATTAACGGTGTATGTGCCGTTTTTTGCTGCCATTCTTGCGTTTGGGTTTCCGTCCATTTTATTATATATTTATATTTAACAATTCGCTGTAATTGGGGTAATACATCTATTGAATGTAAAACCTTGTTTAATTTGAAAACTAACCACTACACCGCTTACACGATCCGCATAGTCCTCACTTAAAAATCCGTAATTAATAGTTTGCTCTACACTTAAAAATGCGTCTGCATCTAAGTTTATGTATTCAGGTCTTTCCATTATGCTAACAAAGTCAGTAGCAATTTGCATACAGTCGCTTTTAACTTCCTGCTCGTTACCTCTATCTTTATCTACTAAGTCTGTAATTATTAACTCAAAGTTGTAATACAAACTTCCACCCGTAGACGTTGCCCCTAATTGATTTAGGAATACTCTAGGATATAACAACCTATCTAAACTATCTTTCTCAAAAGCCTGTGATACGTTACCACTTGCAAAAGATTTAACTTGATAGTGTTGGTCAGCTATTGCCTGTATTCTGCTTACTATCTGATTTAGACTTACCATACTTTTCTTTATAGTATTTTTCTACTTTTTTTTTAATTTCTTCTTTGCTTTGGTATTTCTTACCCATTTTATCCTAAATACAATCCGTTAACGTGGCTCGTTTTTTCTGGGGCAAAATCTCCGTCATCGTCATTATCTTCATACTCTGGCATATCGTCTGCCTTTTCACATAACCATTCCTTTAATCTGTATTCCCAGAACTCCGCCTTAGCTTCAAACTTATCTGACAATCTTTGTATCTCCGTTATACTTGCTGCATTACCGTTTTCGTTACCTTGTCTTATTACACCGTTATTACGCATTTTAAGGCTTATGAAGTCGCCTAAATCTACGCTAACTCTATATAGTAGTATCTTAGTTATGTAAGTGTTTAAAAGCGTCTTATATGGCTCTGCTATTGCTGTTCCGCTTTGCTTATTAGCGTTAGCATCACTTACTATCTTTTCGTATAGGTCAGTGCCTAATATTGGTAGAATATATATCTCTTGACAATCTCTTATTAAAGGCTTAATTATCTTTTGATCTACGTTAGCATCTACCGCTGTACGCTCCTTTATATATGATTCTGATATTAAATAAGTAAATGCCATCCCTTAACTTTTAGGTATTAATTCTTGTCTCCAGTTATGTCTACAACTAGGTGATATATTGCCACTTCCTCTATTCCAAAAACCACCACGCCTTAACCAAACATTACGCCCTGTTAATAAACTTATCTGGTCTATTTCTTCTTTTGTGTAAACTCTATTTAATCTTATTAACTCTCTGCAAAAATCTCTAGTTCCGGGTATCACAGCACCACCGCTTACACCTGCTCTTAGCACATATCTATAAACTATCTCATATTCTATCTCTTGCGCTTCTCTTTCCCCCTCCTCTGTTACTTCTCTTTCGACTTCTTCTGTATCGTTTGGTAAATCGTCAGGTATATCTATCTCGTTAGCTTTTAACATACCCTCGTTAGTCAACCTTTTTACAGATTCTACTATATTTTCTAAATCAGTGTTTAATGCTTCTGCTATATTTTCTAAAGGTAGCGTAGGGTTGGCTTTAATAACACCTAGCACTTGACGGTCAAAGTCGTTAATATCAAAAGACATTCTAAACGAATCTTCATCTATATTAACTTCGTCACTCTCAAATTTTAGCTCCTTAGAGTATTTGCATTTCACGTTTTTACCGCATCTGCCAAACTTAGAAAGTAATAAAAGCACTTCTTCTTCTTTTTTCTTCTCATCGCTTGACATTTGTAAGCCATCTTGGTTGGATATTTCAATTCCTGCCTTTTCTGCTAACCATTCTAACCCTTGACTACCTAAGGCCGTTCCTATTTGAATTAATGCGTTTTCACTAAATTGTTCGTTAATTGGTTTAACCCTATCTAAGTAAACTGCGTCAGTATTATATAAATCTTGTATTACACGTTCTATTATTCTTTGCCTTACGTTTACATAGTTAGATTGGAAGACCTCCATCTTCTCTACTATCTCTACCCTATTACCAAAACTCTCATTAGTTTCAACTCCAAACAAATTAGGACTTGTAACACGATGACCTGTAAAAATCATATTCCTAGTCTGTTCTAATAACTGCATAAATTGCTTATCAAAGTTATTAGGCATTAATGACTCTACTTTAGTTTCACCCTCTCCCTCTTGTTGCCAAACCATCATGACACCGCCTGCTTGCTTTGAGTTAGTGCCTTGGAACTTTTTAGCAAAGTCACGTTCTATCTTTTTAGCCGTTGCATCACCCGGATACTGACCACTAAATACAATTAAGTTGCCTGCTTGAAATCCGTTCTCTAAGTTGTTTAAGTGATAGTCTGCAATCTTATAATCTACATGAATGTAAGGTACTGCGCCTACGTATTCGGGTAAGGTGTAAGTTTCTTTACCTGCTCTATGAACAGTATAGTAGTATAACTGACTTCCTTTTTTGTTGTTTGGATCAAACTTTGGGAATGTCCTAAAGCCTGCTTCTATATCTTTTTCAGTTCCTTTTTTATACTTAGTCCAGTCAGGAGAGTAAGCAAACTCAGTACCATCTGCATTGCTTCTAATCTTACTAGCGTCTATATGGAATAAATCGAATCTACCGTTAGGCTTCCATATAACTTCTAAAGCAATAATGTTAAACAGTTCTAAGTCAAGTGTAGCTTTTTTAATTACATCCTCTAAGCCCTCATCTTCATTAGCACGTTTAATCATGCTTTGAACTTTGGCTAAATCTTCTACGTTGCTAACCTTTTCTTTATCTACTCTTAAGCCCTCTCCAGCTATGTAATGGCACTTACCTGTTATAATAGCGTTATGTATTGCCGACTTGTCGTAGATGTCTACAAGCATCTGAGGATAATTATTGTCCTTGCCAAATAGCACCCAATCGCTATTCTTTTTTTCTATAAATTGTGGAATGTCATTAGAGTGAAACCCTATCCACATTGGTATATTAATATTATCGTTACTCTGGGTCATATTGTACGTCTATTTCGCTGTCTAATGCTGTGTATGTTACATCTGTGTTAGCCGTTGTGCTAATTACTTTTACCATCCCTATTTCTACTAATTCATCCGCTAAGTCAGGATCTGTGTTTACTGCGCTTGTCTGTGCGTATATTGTGTAGTCCCATTGCCCTGTGTCGTCTAAACTTACCGTTGTTCCCTCTGTAATTGTGAATAAATTAAACCTAGAAGTAGCACAAGAAGTATCAGTAACTAGAAAGTTCTGCACTTCATTAGTAGTAACATTGGTAAAAGAGAAAAGGTAATAAGGATTACTTATTGTCGTCTTCTCCGTTAGTGTCAATGCTACTGTGTTCGCTTGGTTTTGATATATTACTATCACTTTTCTTTCTTCTTTTTTTAGTCTTAGGGAATGTCATTTTTTTAGGCTCTGATTCAAAAATATGATCTAAACCTAAAGTCCTATACTGACTATATCTTGCAGGGTTATCTTCTATAACTATTGTTTGCCTAATGTTTTTATGCTTAATAGTAATAGTTGCTCCTATCCATTTCTTGCTAATCATACTTATAAATATAATTTTGCATAATTGTAACATATCGAAACTAAAAAAGGCTAGAGAAAACCCCTAGCCCTTTCGTTAAACTAATAGATATGATGATTAAAGAAGTCCGCTAATAATGGTACTATCAATCATTGGTGCTTCACGCTTTTCAGTTCCTCCCATTTCAATGGTATAACCATTCATGTCCTCAAGATTTATTCCTGACTGATAAGCCGTAGTACCTGTCATTTGCAATCCACCATCTGCACCTAATAACCAATAAGTGTCATCTGTATTTTGTACGATTGCTATACCTGTTAATTTCGCTAATGCTGCTATTTCTGCTGCAATAGATGTACTATTCTTATGGATTTTTAATCTTAGAAGTACATCCCATGCAATAGTCCTGTTCTCCATACTACCTATAAAAGTCTGTGTCCAATCACTATCTTGGTGCTGAACTTCGTACTCTTTAAATACTACTGACGTTGTTAAGGTAATAGACGTAACTAGACCTGCTGCACTTTTAGCATATGCTGTAACGTCATCAAACTCTACTAAGTAGACTTTCTTAACGCCACCGCTAGATTTATTACAATCTAATGTATATCCGCTTAATGTTACACAACTCATGTTATTATCTTATTAAAAAGCAAGGGGAACTAACCCCCTGCCATTACAAATTATTATTACTGTGCGTAGTAAACTACATTCTCTGGGAACGCAAACTGCACACCTAACTTCCACTCAACTTTCAATTTATGGATGTCATCATCTTTACTAAACCAGAAGTCGAAAGATTCCTCCTCGTTTTCAAGGTCAGTACCTACGTACATATTAGAACGAGTAGTTAAAACGATTCTGTTCTGTGAAGTAAGTCCCGGTACCACTACAATCGGAATATCAGAGAATAACAATCTACCATCTGTTCCATCTTCTGGAGCAACCCATCTGTTATTAAGGTCGAATACTTCGTGTTGGTATTGAGTAAACCAATCTCTACCCATGAAGCATACTAGGTCTTGTGCATCTCTAATGTTTTCTGGAATAGCTAACTCAATGTTCTTCATTACTGTAATCTCGTTACCTGTGAAAGCAGTACCAGAAGATACACGTACAGTAGCCGTAGAGTCGTCAATAAGTTTATTGAATCCATCACACAATGCTAGGTTACCAGACCCCGTAGATGTGTTACCTTGCCACAATAGCTTCTCAACTTCGAAAGCAATCTTCTCGCTCATGTCGTCTATGAAAATCTGTGGAATGTCTGCCTCATCATAAGTAGATCCGGGTGCTAGTAACTTCTGTGTAAACTTAGCTTCTAAAGTCTTCATACAAAAAGAATCATTCACCTTTAGTTTACATACTGTAATAGTTCTTTGTGAGATAGTTTGAGTTCCACTTGCATTGAATCCACATGATCCACCAGCTTGGAAAGTAACACCACCACCAATATAGTTAATAGTTTCAGCAGACTTAATACCAGTCTGGATAGTTACGTACTCCATAGTACGGGCAGCAGTTACCGAATTTCTTATCAGCTCCGCTGGCTCTTCTGTATAGTTGCTTAACGCACTAACATCAAAATTAAAATCTAACTTTTTCATTTTTACTTAAATTATCTTTGTGTTCTAAGCCCTCTTTTAAAGGCGATTAACTTGTCTATTTTATTTACACTAGTTTTAGGCTTCTGTGTAGGCTGAATAGAATTAAACTCTAATACTGCTTCTACGGCTTCTGCCATTTGTTCAGATAGCTTGTCTAGCTTTTCTGTGTTTTCTTTTTCTGCTTTCTCAAACTTTTCTTTAAGTTCTGTGTTAGCAGTTTCTAACTCTTTGATTTTTTCATCACGCTCTGCTAGTGCTTTTTCTTGCGCTTTGAATTTCTTTTCAATCTCTGTACGCTCAATTACAGATTTAGGGCTAGGCATTTCTGCTTTAGGCTCTGGAGTTACTTTGTCTGACATTTCCTCTTCTACTACCACTTCACCATCTGGAGAAATAACCTCTTCAATGATGCCACCCATAGTACGGATAATCTTGCCGTCTGCTAGTTCGTGGTCGCCATCTGGAGCAGGTACAATTTCACCATCCATAGATACCGTAACCGCAGCACCAACTTCCACAGCAGGCTCTACCATAATTGGAGTACCGTCTGCTAAAGTTTCATCAATGTACTTTTGAGTTGTTGCAGTAGAGTCTTCGATGTCGTTAAAAGCATCCTTAACCGCAGCTTTAATCTCTTCCCTGTTTTCTGGGTCTGCTTTAAGAAAGATGTCTTTGAACTTGTCTTTTAAACTCATGTTTATAAATATTTTGTTATACTTATAAATATAATTTTGGAAGTATGTAACAATTTTACTATATTTGAATTATTAAAGGAGTTGACAAGACCTTTAATAATGCATTACGGAAGAGGGATAGCGAAGTATAGTAACTACCCTCTTTTTTATTTTCTAAATTCAGAAGTTATAAGTTTGTCTATATCTTTTAGTATGTC